CGAGGGCCATTCCGTCGATCTCGATGGCGTGCCGGAAGCTGCCTACGGCGCGGTGTTCCGCTCGCTCGCACCGATGGTGCAGGCCAGCGCGTCGCGCCCGGCTCCGAAGGCTTCCACGCTTGCCGCCGATAGCGCGGCTGTCGCTGGATTCAAGAGCCGCTTTCCCAACGCCCGCCTCGCGCGCGCGATTTAAGGAGCACTGAACAGTGTCGTTTCCACAGCAAGTCAACGTTCAGCCGGCTCCTGCCGTTGCTGGCGATTTCGCTTCCGCTAACCCGCGTATCTTCGTTAACGCTGGCCCCGGCAATCTGATCGTCGGCTCTAACGGCCTCTATGTCGGCCGATTCGCATGGCAGGATGCCGCCGGCAACGGAACCGTTGCCAACTCGGCAAACGGCATTGCGTGGGGCGCCGCTGGCGTCAACGCGCCGACCGGCTTCGTGCATCGCGCGCAGCAGGGCCTGAACACGACCGGCCCCGGCGCCGGTTATGTGGACGGCACGCAGTATGTTCCGCCTGGCTACCCGATCACGCTGGCGAACGGTGGCGACTTCTGGATCGTCAACAGCCACGCGACGGCTGAGGCGCTTCCGGGTCAGATGGCTTACGCCAACCTCGCCACCGGCCTTGCGACGTTCGCTGCTAGCGGCACCCCCGTTACCGGCAACACAGTTTTGACTTCCACGATTGCCGCAGCGTCTGCCATCGCCGGCACCGCCTACATCACCGGCAACGTGCTTACCGTTGCGACTTCGACCGGTTCGACCATCTATCCGGGCGCTATCATCTCTGGTGGCGCCACTGCTACCGGAACGCAGATCACGAGCCAGATCAGCGGCACGACCGGCGGCGTTGGCACCTACTACGTGTCGATCCCCGAGCAGACCGTTGGCTCGGTTGGCTCGCCGTTCACGTTGGCTGGCACCTACGGCATCCTGACCATGGGTGCGACGCCGAGCGGCACGTTCAACTCGGGCGAGGGCCTTTCCGGCACTGGCGTTACGCCTGGAACCGTTCTCTGGGGCAACATCTCTGGCGGCAGCGCCAACGGCGCGACGTGGGTTGTGTCGCCGTCTCAGACGGCTTCGTCCAACACGTTTACCGCGGCGCAGAACGTCGCAACGAAGTGGGTCGCCCAGTCATCCGCGCTGCCTGGCGAGCTTGTGAAAATCAGTTCCTGGGCGCAGGGTTAAGGGAGTCAAACGACAATGCACGCTAACGAAGCCCGCGCCGCGTGGGCACAGGATGCCGCGCTCCGTGAAGAGCAGGGCATCTATCTTCCCGACGTTCGCACTTACACGCCGGATGAGTGGCGCCGCAACGCGGGCCTCGCAATGGATGCGCAGCCGTCGCTTATCGGCACGCCCAACAGCGGCATTCCCGCGCTGCTGACCACCAGCATCGACCCGAAGGTGTTTGAGATCCTTCTGGCGCCGAACCGCGCCAGCGAGATTATCCCCGAGGTGCGCGTTGGCACATGGACGGACCAGACGCGTCTGTTCCCGACCGTTGAGCGCACTGGCGAAGTGTCCAGCTATGGAGATTTCGCGACCAGTGGCCGCGCCAGCGTCAACGCTTACTGGCCGGAGCGGCAGTCCTACCTGTTCCAGACATTCGGCGAATGGGGCGAGCTTGAGATCGAGCGCGCTGGCCTCGCGCTGGTGAACTGGGTTTCAGAGGTTGAGATCGCCGCGGTTACGGTCCTCAAGAAGTTCCAGAATTTGTCGTACTTTTACGGTGTCGGCGGGCTCCTGAACTACGGCTTGCTCAACGATCCCGCATTGAACGCGGCGCTGACTCCAGGCACCAAATTCGCAGGCAACGCCAACCGCTGGGTGACTTCGGCCGGTGTCATCAACGCTACTTCCAACGAACTGATTACTGATATCCAGTCGCTGTTCATCGCGCTGGTCAATCAGTCCAACGGCTTGATCTCGCTCGATGACGAACTGATCCTGGCATGCTCGCCGGTTTCGGAAACTGCGCTGACCAGCGTCAACATGTATGGCGTGTCGGCATTCGATCTGGTCAAGAAGACGTTCCCGAAGCTGAAGATTGTAACCGCGGTGCAGTATGGCGCCGTGACTTCCAGCAATCCGCAGGGCAACGCGGCCGGCGCGCTTGTGCAGCTTATCGCGCCCGTCGTCGAGAATCAGGAAGTTGGATTCGCGGCTTTCAATGAGAAGCTGCGCGCTCACAAGATCATCCAGGCCGAATCGTCCTGGCGCCAGAAGAAGACTGCTGGGACGTGGGGCGCTGTGCTGCGCCAGCCGTTCGCTATTTCGCAGATGCTTGGCGTCTAAGACTGCGATTATCCCGGAGGCTACGGCCTCCGGGCACTACCCTACACCAACCCGCTACAAGGCAAACAGCGTCTGTGGCTTCGGCCATCCAGCGGCAGAAACTAACGTCCAACTCACTCCCTTTCGGAGACCTGATTTATGGCGACAGCCCAACGCAAGCCGACCGCGCGCAAATCTACACTGAAGCCGATTGCTCCAAACGCAGTTGCCAGCGATACGGTGACGGTCGCCTGCAAGCTCCCGCACGGTGTCGTTCTACGGCTGTTCGATGTCGTGCCCAGGCAGGAAACCCGCAATGACGGGACAACCACGATGACTACGGTTGCGGTCGAGCGTGAAGACACCCGCGTTGTCATCAAGGGCACCATGTCTCTGCTTGGCAAAGAGCCACGCATGCCGACCGTATTCGACTTCGCGATCACGCCTGGCGTTCCTCGCAGAATTTGGGAGGAATGGCTTTCGCAGATGGCCGGCAGCGACATGGTAAAGAACCGTCTCATTTTCGCGTCCGAGACCAGCGCGCGCGCGTCGGACGAAGCTAAGGAATACGTCACGCACCGCACTGGGCTTGAGCCTGTCGATCAGGCCAACCCGCAGAAGCACGTGCGCGGAATCGAGTCTGGCGTGAGGAACGCGGCATGAGCGGAAGCACAAACAACGCCACGCCTAAGGCAACTGCTGCCGACACGGCCATTGCTGCCGTTGCGGCGCGTGTCGCAGAGCTCGAGGCGCAGCACGAAGCGGATACCGCACTCATCGTGGCCGGCGCGACGAACGTCGCCAACCTCAACGCCAAGATTGCGGCATTGACGGCGGCCACGCCGTGGAAGCCTGCGCCCATTGCCGAAGTCTCGACTGTGCCGGTTGCAGTCGGCAATGTGCGCGTTACCAACCGCGGGCGAAGCATCTTCATGTCGGCAAATATTGCGCCGCACCGAGTTGAGATTCGCACCAACGACACAGTTACCGTGCCGGCCGCTTTCTGGCAGGCGTGGCAGGCTGAATACAAGGGCTCGGACTTCGCCGGCTATCTGACGGCAGTTCCGGTCTGACCATGGGCGCCGTCGCCACATTCGCCTATAGCCAGTGGTCTATCCGCTTCCCGGAATTCGCGGGTGCGGTCGGCCCGGCGCAGGCGGCGGAATACTGGAACGAGGCCGGCCTGTATCTCGACAACACCGGCAGCGGCCCGGTCCACGACGTGACGCGGCAGGCACTGATCCTAAACCTCATCACGGCGCACATCGCTGCACTCTATTCGCCCGTCAATGATGGTGAGGCCACCAAGCTGGTCGGGCGGATTAGCTCTGCGAGCGAGGGCAGTGTGAGCGTGTCAGTCGAGAACAACACGCCTGGCACCGCTGCATGGTGGCAGCAGACCAAGTATGGCTCTGCGGCTTACGCCGCGCTGGCCTCGGCACGAACATTCAGATACTACGCGCCCAGACGCTAATGGCTGCCTTCACGGGCGGCGAAAAGCTTAAGGCAAAGCTTCAGGAAATCGCCGCAAAACTGGACAGCGCCAAGTCGGTGCAAGTCGGATTCCTGTCAGGAACGACGGAAGATGACGGAACCAGCCTGCCAATGATCGCGGCGATTCAGGAATTCGGCGCGCCGAAGGCAGGCATACCACCGAGGCCGTTTATGCGGCCGGCATTCGCCAAGCACAGCGGCAAGTGGGCTGCCGGGCTCAGTGGTGCGCTAAAGGCATTTGACTACGATGCTAAGAAGGCGCTCTCGGGTGCTGGAGACGTTATCAAAGGCCAGGTGCAGGACAGCATCAAGTCCGTCACCACGCCACCGCTTAGTCCAGTCACGCTGCTTCTGCGTGATCGTTTTGGCAATAACCGTCACGAGATCACATTTGCCGACGTGCAGAAGGCTCGTGCTGACGTCGCGGCCGGCGTCGTGCCGAACATGACGCCGACGCAAGGTAAGCCTCTGATCTGGACAGGCCAGATGTGGAACAAGGTTGACTACGAGGTAAAATATTGAACCTCCATAAAATCGCCCGATCCGTCATCAGCCAGGTCAACCCGAGCGTCACAGCCAGCATACAGAAGAGCACCGGCTACACCACTCAGCCGGACGGCACCCGCACGCCAACCTATGGAACGGCGAGTTATGTCCGAGTCCAGTCGCAGGCTATGACAAGCGGCGACTTGCAGCAGGTGTCCGGCCTCAACATAACAGGCGAGCGCCGCACCATCTATCTAAGCGGGAATTGGGAAGGCGTTTGCAGGCAAGACGGAGACGGCGGAGACATAATCACCATGCCTGACAAGAGCGTCTGGCTGGTGGTCCAGGTTGCAGAAAACTGGGGCGGCAAAGAGGGCTGGGTGAAGCTGCTGTGCGTTAGGCAGATGTCGTGAGCGCCACCGTCAGCATCACCACAACGCAAATCCTTACGGCGCTCCGCAGTTTCCTATTGTCCGTTCTGCCTGCTGGCGTTGAGTGCGTTCGTGGACAAAACAACAGGGTGCCTGAACCCAAAGGCGCTGACTTCATTGTCCTAACGCCTATCATGCAGGAACGGCTTGAAACCAACACGTCATCTTGGGTAGATGGCTGGTTCGCCAATCCGCAGGTTCCAGGCACGCGCACCGATATCCAGCCTATCAAGTCCACCGTGCAGCTAGACATCCACGGACCTAACAGCGGCGACAACTGCCAGATCATCACAACGCTTTTTCGCTGCGAGGTTGCCACGACGGCTTTTGCGTCCAGCGGCTTCGACGTTACGCCGCTCTACCACAGCGAGCCGCGCCAGTTGCCATTCTTCGACGGCGAAAGCCAAAGCGAGGACCGCTGGACGGTGGACCTTGTTATGCAGGCAAACCCGATTGTCACGACCGGCCAGCAATTCGCCGGCACGCTGCACGTCGGCATCATCGACGTTCCATAGTTCACGCTCGCCGAATAGTCGGCATCACCACAAGGAGATACGCCCGCTATGGCGAGCATTCCCGCTTCAGCTATCGTTAATGTCGTTCCCGGCGTCCTCACGGCAGGCGCCAGCGCAGTTTCGCTCAACGGTCTGCTTGTGACCGGCACCGCCACCGGACTGCGCGTTCCTGTCGGCGCGGTGCAGACGTTCACATCAGCCGCCTCCGTGTCCGCCTATTTCGGGCCTACATCGCAGGAAGCCACATTCGCTTCGATCTACTTCGCAGGCAGCACGAACAGCTATATCAAGCCGGGCGCGTTGCTTGTTGCGCCGTATCCTTTGGCCGCCGTGCCGGCTTGGTTGCGTGGCGGCTCGCTATCTGCAGTCACACTGACCACACTGAAGACCTACGCCGGAACGATTACCGTCACCGTCAACGGCTCGCCGATCACGTCCAGCGCTATCACGCTGACAGCAGCAACCAGCTTCAGCAACGCTGCGACTATCATTCAGGCCGCGTTCACATCGCCGCCGTTTACCGTGTCGTGGGACAGCGTATCGAGCGCGTTCGTGTTCACAACCACGCTCACAGGCGCAACTGCTACCTTCTCGGCAACTGTCACCGGAACGGCATCGGCATCACTCCTGCTGACTGCCGCAACCGGTTCCGTCGTGTCCCAGGGTGCTGCCGCGGCAACCCCGGCAGCATTTATGTCTTCCATCGCCGCTCTATCCGGTGCTTGGGATACCTTCACCACTATCGGACTTGTGTCCGGCCAGACGACGTGGGACCCTGACAACGGTGCCGAGCCGCCAACTAACAAGCTGCTGTTCGCCAATTGGAACGCTGCGCAGGGCAACGAATTTCTGTATGTCGCGACGGACACCGACGCGCAGCCGACAACTTCGGCCAATGCGACGGGCAGCTTCGGAAATATTCTAAACGTGGCGCAGACCAGCGGCACCATGCCGCTATACGATCCGAACAGCATCGGCCTCGCCGCGTTCGCTATGGGCGCGATTGCCAGCATCGACTTCGCCGGCACCAACACGCGCGTTACGCTCGCATTTCAGAACAGCGCTGCCGGCTTGGCACCCGTCGTCACCAGCCAGAGCGTCGGCGCAAACCTTGATGCCAACGGATACAACTACTACGGCACGTGGGCGACCACCAACGACCAGTTTACGTTCCTCTATCCTGGCAGCGTGACCGGCGCTTTCGCGTGGGCTGATGCCTACGTTAACGCGATCTGGCTGAACAACAGCTTCCAAAACGATCTGATGGTGCTGCTGACTTCGGCAGGCAGCATCCCTTACAACGCCGCCGGTTATGCCATGATTTCGGCGTCGCTCATGAGCACCATCAACCAAGCCGTCACTTTTGGTGCCATCCGCGCGGGTGTGACGCTCAGCAGCACGCAGGTTGCCGAGGTTAACTCGCTCGCTGGCAAGGCGATCGACGGCATCCTATCCACGCGCGGCTGGTATCTGCTGATCCAGGACGCGACGCCGAGCGTGCGCGTTGCGCGCGGAACGCC